TAGCGCCATAAGTATATAAGAATGTCTTACCATTATTTTCTGGATTTTCAGGGTCAGAAACAACACAGATATTTGACACATAATGTAAGCGACGCTTACGTTTACGTGCAGTATCTTTATCTGCTTCAATACCTGTATTCCATAGTTTTGAATTCATTTCGGAAACAGGATCGTCCTTACCAATGGTAGTTAAAGATTTCTCTACATACCATTGACCAGTTGGTCCTTGAAAGAAATGGTCCCAGTATTTCGCCCAAGGTAAGTCATCACCTTCGACTGTAGGTAAGAACCGAATAACGGCATAACCGTTACCTGCTTTATCTACTGTGGGTTTCCACATACGATCATCACCGTATGTTTGTTTTTGTGTGGCGCTTTCAGCTGCACCAACCAATGATGACATATCATTAGCTTTAGCTTTTAAGTCTGCAAAACTCATTGTATTTCTCCTTTAAAGATTTATATTAATTTATATTTCGTTTGCTTTATATCATTATGTAAAAATATCTAATACAATCTTTCTCATCTTACTTTCATCAAACTTTAAGAAAGGCTGATATTTAGTTATCTTGTTATACAAATCAGGCCACATAATTGTCTCCGTGATTTGTTTATTAATTGACTCAATAAAACCTGTCAATTTATTTATTATACACACTGTCTCTAAAGACACCGTGTCTTCCAAATAATGATGAATAATTCTTGGATATGTTTCTTCTATTTCCAAAAGTGAATCAAACCCATTATCTGAAATTTCTTGTAATTCATTTTTAAACAAATATGATATACTATCTATACGTTTTAAAAACTGTGTATATGTTTCTTCATCTCTAATCATATCACCACTATATTTATTTCCAGCTACTTGATGAGCTGCAAAGTATAGTATTATATCATCTTTATTTTTAAATCTTTTTCCAATTTTTGTTAACTGAAATTTGTCTGGTCTTTTCCAATATGTTTTTTCAGTTACGTTTGTTTTAAAATTATACTTCCAACAATCATAAGATCTATTAAAATGTAGATTAATGGCGTGATGTAATATAAATGCTTCATATCCTGTCATTCTCATTGAGGCAAAACATGTGTTGGATTACCACCCTGTAATAAATTAAGTTGTCTAGCTTCAAATTCAACATGTTCAACTATTTCTTTTGAGATTAATTTTTTACTATCTCTTAAATCAATTTCATTATTTTCGCATACATCTATAATAGCATCAATATATGGACAATCCTTATGTGTTCTTACGTATGTTTCAACTAATCTTGAAAATGTTTTTTTATTTAAATCATCTCCACTCATAATGGCATCTCATCTTCATAATCAAAACCTTTATCAGCATCAATCATTCTTTGCAATTCAGAATTAACTTTTAATGAACCATCTGGATTATATGCATGTGCAATTGTTGTATGGTATAATCTAAATTCTTCATTCTCACCATAAAAATCAAAGGGGAACATACCATCACGTAAGTATTGATTCAGCCCTCTCACATAAGCTTGAGCTGAAGTTAGCTTAGCTATAGCACCTCTCTCTTTCCGTCCAACAGCCTTCCTCAAGTCACTAATTTTCTCTTTCTGTGTCTTTAAATAACGCTTTATGCTAACTACAGATAAACCATTGTCATCTTCCAATGCTAGCACGTTTGGTGCTATATTTTTATATGATGCTGGCTTTTTGGCTGCTCTTGCTTTAGCTAGATTAGCAGCTGCTGCTTTTCTAGCTTCTTCACTCATTTTACGCTTTGCCATAATCTAAATCTTTTATTATTTAATATAGTTATATTATACCATAGTTTACTGCAAATGTAAACAGTTAACCTTTATAAATTTTTAATATTTGACCTTCAAATGCTTCTACTTTGTCAACTCTATTAGGCCATTTAATATATTCTTTTTCAGGGTTTGCCTTAAGATTATTGAGCAATGGTGTAATAGCATTATATAAATTGTCTAGCTTTGTTTGTGTGTTAGTTGCTGATGCTGTTGATGATGCTACTTGTTGAGCTACATCTAATTCATCTTCATCAACCAGCGTAAAGCCAAAATCGAAAGTTGCCATTTTTTACTCCGTTAATAATTGTTTAATTCCTCGTTGCCAATTTTCTGCAGCATCTTCAACATACCCTAAAGATTTATATTTAAAATCTTCAGTTGTCATTCGAATACCTGTAGCATCTTTATATGTTATTGAAAAAAACGAATGTTCACCATCCATTCCATTTATAACTTGATATAATTTAGCAACACTACCATCATTTTTATAGTATTCACCCATCAATTTTCTATGATTCATTTCAGTCATCATCTTCTCCTTTGTTATCAATTGGTCTCATACAATCAGGAAATATTAGTAGTGGTTCTTTTTCTATCCACCATAAATCAGGATTGTCAAATTTGTGTTTTAACCAGTTCCTCCATAATGTTACTTTGACTCTGCCGTCACCTAAAGGAACTCTATATTGTGATTTATCCATAGTACTATTATAACATATTTATATTAAAATGTACATAGAGAAATGGGGAATATATAAAATATATCCCCCAGGAGTTACTACTTGTAAGTAAGTAGTTCTTTTAAAATGCTAAACTAGCCTTAAGAGAAGTTACGCCATCTGCGCTTCCTGCCTTAGACCACTCGCCAGTCCAGATACCACGTGTTAAACTAAATGTTTTAGTTGTAACACCAGCGCCTGTCTTAGCCATAGTTGCTTTGACTGTACCTAAACCTTCTAAAGCTTTAGATACTGAACCCTCATTTTCTGAGGTGCCGTCTGCATTTGAATCATGATTAGCACTTAGTGTTAAACCACCAAGAACTGTTGTAAGTGTTGTATCAATATTGTTACCTGCGGTAACTGTATTATGTACAACTTTAGCTGTTACACCAGCAACTGCATAAGTAGCTGTGGTTTCTCTAGTTGAAGCTGTAACATCTGTCACTGCAAATGTAATACCTGCAAGTGCACCACCAACATCGATTGTTGTTGAGCCACCTGAGACTTGATTTAATCCTACAGTAAATCCACCTGATGTTGCTGTAACACCAATAGATACTGAATCCGGGTCATCCCCAGATGAATCACCTAACTTAAATGTTAGAGGACCGGTTGTTGTTTCCACATACATATCATCTATATCAAAAGCTCCATCCAAAACCACAGTAACTGTGGAACTTCCAGATGTACCTTTTAAAGTAGTTGTTACGTCTTGAGTATAAGCACCATGTGAATCAAGTGTACCCTCATACAAACCCGAAAGACTAATACCGGCATACGTTGATGCAGATATTGCCATTGCCGCCGTCGCGACTAGTAGTTTTTTAAACATATGTATTTCCTTTTTTATTTAAACAAAAAATCCTTTTTATAGTAGGGATGCTACTGAGAATTATTTATATACTTTCTATATAAACCTTCCTCTTTTTCATAAGCTTCATTTTCATCAAGCTCACGATTTTCGTGTAATTGGAGAACGTGCACCATCTCATGGCAGACCGTTATGATAGTTTCTTTGAAACCAAGACCTGTATCTATTTCTATATCGTATTCATCATCCTCGGCTGAATCTGTTGTCCAACCTTTAACATTATCTTCTGATATATCTTCTATCTCAACCGATACTAAAATATCTTTAGGGATATTCAATTCTATTTTACAAAAATCGACTACATCTTTTAATAGTGCCATATTCATCTCCACTTTTTTTTACTGATTATTTCATGTTCTTCAATATCTTTAATTATTTTTTTAGCTTTCTCAGCAGAGGCAGTTATGTTATAGCGTTGGTACCAACTTCCCATTATTCCAATGTGACTTATGGTATCCTTCAAAGCTTTAAACTGTTCTTCTTGAGTCATTCAAAACCAGCTGTGATATAACTTTATTTATATCATTTTTATTCTTCAGTTTCAGCTGATAAACATTCACCATTAGCTAGTGAATCACCATAACCACTTAGGTATTCTTCATGCCATCTCTCGACAACAGCATCACCTTTGCANGNTTCNGGTAATACTTGTGGGTTTTCACTCTCACGATTAGCTACCCAACCAGCAACATAGAATTTAGATTTACCACGTAAGTGATTAGTCTCTTCTACTCTGTTAGTTACTAAAGCCATTATACTTCTCCTGTAATAATATTATAAATTTCTTTCCAATTTTTGACTCTTTTAAAGAGTTCATCATCTCCATTCCAATGGTGGTCCATTAGAATTCCTTCAAGTCCAGCTTGCCATCCCATTTCAAGGTTTGCTACTTTGTCTTCAATCCAAAAACATTCGGTGCCTTCCCACTTAGCAAGAACTTTGTCCTTATTTTGTCCGGTCTTAAGTATAGTAAATCCATCAAAAACATCTCCAAAGACATTAAATAAATTTTCTTTTCTATAATCTTGAGCGGTTGGGTCATCACTTTGTGAAGTAATAACATGGAAAATATATCCATGCTCCTCATGCAATTTGCGAACATATTTAACAGCATCCCGTAATGGAGATAATCTCTTCATCATTTCAGATTCATTAAATTCTTTAATTAATAAAGCACTCTCTTTCCAAGGTATTTCTAAAGCTTTGGCAACACTGTATATACTTGCCTTTTGCTCTAGTCCATGAGTCTCAAGAACCCATTTATAGAAATGGTATTCCCAATCTAATAGAACTCCATCACAATCAGTTAATATTACTTTGTCCCTAACACATCTTAGGATTTTACTTTTGCGTAGCATATATACTTCTCCTTGCTAATTCACGGTCATATTTGTCCATTGACCACCATGCATCATTTGGTAATTCATTATATGGACAACCCATACTTTTTTCTAAATCTGGTTTGGTCAATTCTTCTTGGTCTAGAAATGGATGAAATCCTTTTGCGTCTAACCAAAGTCGACAAGACCTAAGTTTAATTCCTTCTAATTCATAAATTGTTTTACCACGAATAATTTTTACTTCTGGTCTCCAGTGTCCTGCACCTGATACATCACTCATTACAAAGTCCTCCTATTTTATTTGTTGGCCAACGAATTTCATACTCAGCAAATAGCCCAGCATTATATCCATTCATTGTATTAAAATTAACTGGTCCAGTTCCATTTTTCCAACGGAATGAACCTCCATGTAAATCTGAAAGCTTTGCTCGTTTAAAAAATATTTTAGCTGGAATTATTGATACTCTTCCATTAAGCATATCAACAATAGCTATATAATCGCACTTGCCTTTTTTAGTTAATAAACCACCAACAGAAAAATCACCGGTCTTAGCTGAGGCTGTGGCTTTTACTTCATAGGTTTCACCACCCTCACCAATAACATCATAGCCAGGACCATGCCTAATAGAACCATTGGTCATAGTACGAACAATCCTTTCACCATTAGCAGCAATCATATGCCGAATTATGTCATCGTTCTTAGACATATTATGTTCATCATTATTATGAATATAATAATTTGCTTGGTCTCTAAGTTGAGACTCAGTTAAACTTGTTATACTACTCATGATATAATACTCACAATTGCCCAAGACCAAATAGTAGCACATGCAATTAGTAATGCGATTACTAATGTATTCTCAAGTGTCATTCTTCTTCCTCCGTTTTATTTCGCCTGTACATAATTTCAGGGCCTTTATATTTCTGCCCTCTCATTTTTTCTAGCTTTTCAGCTGATTCCTTAGGAGGCACAACTGTAATTTTACCACCTTGGTCAAGCCAATCCTGTATTTCTTTAGAATACGGAGGTTGATATTTACTTTTTTCAGTCCAAGCCATTAAGGTCTCCCTAAATGTAATTCATAATCATTGTCATAATATATTGCAAATGTTTCAGCAGCATATTTGTGACAAAAAGATTGAGGTCGTTTATACCAAATATCGGTACGTGACTTACCTCTAAATTTAATTCGCCTATTTTTATTAGGCAATAACCAAGTCACCCCATCAAATAATTTCATAGGGATTCCCTTGAAGGTACTAGCTTCAGAGGAAGGACTTCTATATTTTTCTAATAACTTTATGTCTTTAGGACTAAAGTCGCAATAAATAGCTTTGTTCATATTATCTCCTTAAAAGTCACAAGCATGTGACATAACCCATGACTCTTTCATGCGTTCATTATAAAATTCACGGACATTATTAGCAGACCAAGTGTGAGTAATCTTAGGAATTTGTTCCCAACATTGTTTCTCATTGCTCCACTCTTTATCAGTGTATGTGTACCAAGGACCACGTCCTTTAATTCTACCTTGAAGACCATCTGTACCTTTTTGGTAAATATACAAATATCTACCCTTTTGTACAAAATCAACTAAGTCATCCCATCTTGCTTCTAATCCGTTTACTGCCATTTTAAAATCTCCCTGTTAAAATATGTAAAATTAAGTTTCCTAACATTACTAAAAAAAATATAATTTCGCTTTCCATTACCAAAGCTCCAATTGTTGAAGTGACCAATCTGTATATCTTAAAACTTGGTCTATATCGAGCGTAAGTCCAACATGATAATCATCTAAGACACAAGATGTAACAACACCTTCGTCCTGCAATCTACGAACTTCACTTAATCGAACACCACTTTGTTGTAGTATTGAACGTTCAGTTTCTCGCCTAGTTTCCCAGCCAGAATAACCTATGTGTAAAGTATCATCCGTTCTGTCATGCCATTGACCATCTGATCGTTGGACTAACCTGTATATTAATTCTGTAACTGTCATAATTTTTCCTTTTTTCATTTTAATAGTACTATTATACCATAGTTTACAGCCCGCGTGTAACTATTTTCGCATAAAGTACTATTTTTCTTTTAAAAGGGGATTATGTAGAATATTTTTCTATTACTTCTACTAGCTTTTTATCCCAATCGTCACGATGTTCGATAAAGATTTGAGCTGGAGCATCATCTACTGAGATGATTGTTACTAATTGTGTTATTGGTTGACCAGTTCTTTCTTCCCAAGCAATTGCATAAAAACATTCTTGCATGAAATATGATTCAATCCATTCTTTCTTTTTTGTCTTACGTGAGGTTTTATAATCAATGACTGATAATTTACCATCGAATTCTGCTATACAATCCACTCTCCCAGCCACTCCTAAATGGTCAGAATATAGTGGTAATTCTTGTCCATATACTGTTCCTATACGATCATCTAATATATTTTTAATTCTATTAAAATCAAATAGGATATTAGGCATTACACCCTTTGCATAATCAGGGTCATTATTAACATATCTCTCACATATAGCATGAACTGCTGTACCACGACCAGCAGCTTGTCTTGAAATTTTATTAGCTTCTTCATGACCAATTCTATCTCGCCAAGCCATAATAGCAGCTTTACTTAATTGA